CTTGCAAAAAGACCAAAGAAGTAGAAGGAGTGGTGCCAGGTGTACCAACAGAGTTACCGATGGTTTTATAAGCGTTGGCAACGTCAGCATCGATGCTGGAAGCCAATTGGCTGATACGAGGCTTCAACACACGCTCTGCGAAGTCGTCCAATTGCATGGTCAATTCAGCAGATGTAAAGTTCACGCCGATGTGCTTTTGTGAAGCAACAGTCAAAGTGGTGAACTGTTCGTTGTCGTCTTGAACTTGCAAGGCGGCACCGTCAGTCACCAGAGCGCGGTCGGGTAAACGGATACGCAGTGTAGAACCAATCTTGGCACCTTCAACAGCGAAGCTGTCGTCGTACTGACGGTTCACGTTACGGGTGAGCACCAGGTTGTTCTCGAGAATCTCGAGAGCTTTGCGGGTGATCATGTCGATCGTTAAGATACTATTAGACATGGAAAAAATCCTTCAAAAATTGTTTAGCGGTTGGCTTGCGCTTGCAACTTCTTTATCTGTCTTGCTCTTTCAGCTTCAATCCACTGCGAATCCGTCATGGTCTTAATAGACCGTGGATCAGTAGTGTCATAGGCTGGGCCCCCAGAGGAGCGAGCAGTGACAGGCGAAATCGGTGCTGGCGCAGACGTGGTTCTTTTTACGGGAGGATCGGTAGCCATTTTGGCTTCAATCTTCCCTATTTCTTTGGCCTGCATGATAGGCGCAAGACGAGAGATTCGATCTGCTTCCTTGGGGTTGGCACCGAGGTAGTAAGCTACTTCAGGGCCTATGTCCGAGGCTCGGATCGACTCAGCCATCACGTCTGTGATTGGAAGTTTCGGGTTGTAGGCGACTTGTTCAAAGTCGTCGTACTTGTTCCGAGCTTCTTCTTCCTTTTCGTGATAGGACTCAAGAATTGCAGATTGCTGCCTTGCTTGTTCTCGCTGGGCAAGCAGTTGTTCAGCTTTCTGGTAGGCCAATGCGTCTGCATAGTCTTCAGGGCTGTCGAACTGATCGACTGGCGGGATTGTTGCTGGCGCTCTCAGCGTTTGGGCTTCCGCTTGACGTTGAGCCTGCTCTCTTTCCCACTTACGTTGTTCTCTTGCAAGCCTTTTGCCGATTGCTGCATCAAGTTCTTCTTGGGTAAAAACCCGTGAAGGCTCTTTTGCTTCTTCAGCGACTTCCGGCGCGTTTACTGTTGCATCAGGAGTGGCCGTCACTTCCGGTGCGGGCGCGGAGTCTACTTCCGCTAAGGGTTGTTGGACTTCTTCAGTCATTTTTGAATCCTAAGATTCCCTGGTGAGCCGCACCAGTACGGGTTTTGATTATTCGAAAATGATCGTTGCTGACACTGTACCTGAAATTACCACATACAGTCCATTGTTGACGTAGATGCCGTCAAGAGGAAAGACATATGATGTGGCCGCAACAGGTGTGAACACACTCAGAACAGTCCGAGTTGTGGTTGTAGTGGCAGAATCGTAAACCGTAATGGTCGGCGTGGACGATGCCGCGCTGACAAAAATACCTTTGAGTTTGCCGCCCATTGACTTGATGTTGGCGGTTGCGGTGATTTGTGCAAAATTTGCCATGGTGTGTCCTTACGCCAAAGATTTAAGTTTGTAGAGGGTTCGAAGATAAATTTCAACGATATTATCGATGAGTTGTTGCAATGACGAATCTGATTTGTCGGCAACTTTATAACGAGCATTTTCAATTTCAGCCAACGAGCTTTCTAAAAACTCAATAATGTTGGAAGTCTTGGTTGCCGAATGCAAAGTGATTGGGCCAATCAAACCATGACGGCCTTGATAGGTTTCAGCAAAATCATCCGCCGCACCAATAATACGTTCATAAAAAATTTTAAGCGCTTCATGTTTGCTAAAGCTACGAGTGTTCAAGTGAACGCTGTGCGCCACGTCCCGTGCTAAAAACAGCGCACCTAAAAAATCAGCGGCTTTCATTGTGGTATTCCTTGTGGTGGCATCATTTCATCTTCAGGTGGCATCATCTCTTGCTGAGGCATCTCAGGCATTTCATTCATCATGTTTTGCGACTCCATCGCCGCAGCGACCACGCCCATGGCAATATCTTGAATTTGTTGCTCAGTCATGCCTGCTTGCACCGCAGCAATCCGTTTAGTTTCAGCTTCGTACAGTTTAACTTGAGCTTCAAAATCTTTACGTTGCATGTCTTGCGCTTCGATGGATTTGCCGACGTTTTTAAGCATTTCATGCAGTTGGTCAAGCTCTTGGCCCATTGCCTGCATTTGTTGTTCCGCCGCTTGCAATTCAGGCGGCTTGTCGCCGTCTTCCATGAGCTTGGGGTCGATGGTCTTGGCAAACCGCTTGGCCATCTCTTGAGCACCTGGCCAGTCCATGTTTTTCACGAACAAATCACCAGCCACAGCCCACAGTTGTGGGTTGCCCTGCAACAGTTGGGCCATGGCTTCCAAGGCTTCTTGACGCTTGGTCGCGTAGCCTGGGCCGGTGGCGACAACCACGTCGTACTTGCCGACGTTGGGGTTGTAGATTTTGTCAATTACGATGTCTGGGTTGTTTGGGTCGGTGATCTTGCGAACTGCTTCAGGTTGGTCAGGGTTTAACTTAACCATGCTGGTTTCACCATCCAAGCCAATGATGCGGGCCACGCGCTGTGTGTCGTAAATCTTGGGGATCAAGTCCACCAATTGACGCACGATGTGTCGTACACCACGGGCCAAGTTGTCGCCGTAGTGGTAAGTGCCCACATCACCTTCGCGCTGGCGAGCCAAAATGGCTTTGCCGCTGCGTTCGTTGGATGTCATGCCCAAAGATGCGTTGTATTGGCCGGTAGACGCTTTGATGTCCTCAGATGCACCGGCTTTGGCCTGCAACAGACCGCTGGAGGCCATCGGTGGTTGCGCCCGTGCAGGCAACGGCAACACCGCGCCTTGGCCGTCGGTGACGTCTGGATTGACCTCCAAATACGGCCAGTTCGTCGTATTTGCGGTCTTCCATTGGTTCTCATAACCTTCAAATTGACCACCGTAGCCAATGAACGGTGCTTTCGGTGCCAAGGCCAGCATCTCTGCTTCTTGGCTTACCCAGTAGTTGTACATGCGCTGGGCGTCCTTGGCGTTACGCACAAGGCCAGACACGTACAAGCGGCCATCGACTTCAAACTCATTGCCGACAATGCGGACTACGGGGATGTATTTCCCCGCCCAATCGCGTTCTTCAAGAATTTCGTAGCCGTTAATCTTGCAGTATTTAACTTGGACACGATCAGATTCACGAGATTTTTTAGGCTTGCCATAAATTTCTTTCAGTTGTTTGTCCTCTAGGGTGCCTTCAAACGCGGTCACGTTCCCTGGGTACAAGTTCAGCTTTTCTTTGGTGTAGTCAAGGTAGTAGTAGTCAGCCACGCGCACAGTGTCTTCAGTCAACCACTGGCTCAAATTCTGATCCCCCACACCCAACGACTGCAAGGTGGTGATGGGCGCTGAATCGGGGTACTTGCGGGCGTATTCGTCTTTGGGAATGTCTTCCGTAATCAAACACCATTTTTGATCCGCGCCAGTCGGGTCTTGGATGGTTGGATCCATGTAGACGCTGAACGAATTGCGAATGCGGCCAATCTTGATGTCTTGGTCGAATGTGTTGTCATCGCAATATTCAGTCAGAATGCGGATGTAACCTTCGCCGTAGGAAACTTGGTTTTCACACGCTGTATCGTACGCGACGTCAGCATCGCTGATGTATTCGATGTGCCTGACCATGCCGTTGAAGACTTCTGCAACTTCGACGTCGGCGTCGTCATTGGCTGGAATAACCTTGCCACTTGGGCGGTTCTGCCTTTGGTCATTGGTCACTTGCCTTACGTGCTGTGGCAGTTTGTTGATTGTCAGACATGGCCTGGCGTTGATCGTCTGGCCTTGCACGGCACCTCGGGTAGCCAACACGTCGGCAGGCCACTGCCAATGGTTGTCAGGTGAACCCGCGTAAAACTTCAAGTCGTCAATTTCATCTTCACGACTCTCAGATAACGCGGCGATCGCCATGTTGAGGCGAGTGCGGGCGGTGGACAGAATGCTGGATTCGGTCTTTTTGTTGCCGCCGTTGGCCACAGCACCTGCTGCGGCGATGCCTGTGTAATCTGCCATTATTTTTTCTTCTTTTCCGCTTCGCGTTTGACAGCGTAAGCAATTGCGACCGCTTGCTTGACCGGCTTACCGGCAGCAACTTCGGCCTTGACGTTTTTGCGGAAGGCTTCGGGCGTTTTGGATTTAACGAGCGGCATTATTTTTTCTTCGCAGTTTTAGCTGACTCTTTGAAATCTTTGGCCGTTGGCGCATTCTTGCTACCAGGCTTGTTCATCTTTTCGCCAGAGCCCGCTTTGATACGTTCGCGTTTTGCGTGAATGTTTGCGTAGAGTCCAGGTTTGGTAGCCATATCAACACTTCCATCTTTTAAGGGCTGCTTTGGCGCGTTCGCCATCTTTGGCGTTGGCTGCTACAGCGCCCATTCTTGCACAAAATGAGGCCTTGCGGCCTTTATCTGCTTCAGTCTTAGGGTTGGGTGCTGGCGCTTTTAAATTAGAACCCGTTTCACGGTTGTACTTCTCGCGCCCTTTGGCGGTCAGCCCTGCACCTTTGCTCACCGGCAGTTTCTCGCCTCGGCCAACTGATAGAGACACGTTCTTTTTCATGCGCCCATCCATCCTGTAGAGACTGCGTTGCCATAACTGGCCGCGCGGCGTTTAGGTTCGACATACTCACGGTGAGCCACAGGAAAAGCAAACGTCACCGCTATTGCGTCAGCAGCGTCAGGAGAGGCAAGACCGCGAGCCTTCATATCCTTTTTGCTTTCCAAAAAAATAGTTCCCCGTGAATCAGGTTTCATCATAGGCGAAATCAAGTCCGTTTTCAAGAACCTGTCGTTGGGTATGCTAGCAGATTTCAACCAGTCCCTCATGTCGCCCCACATCTGCGCGCGCATGTTGCCGTACATGATCGGGTTTTTTGCCTTATTTCCAAAGTTCACGCCCTTGACCTTGTAGCGTTGCTCTTTCAACCGATCCACAATCCCAGCACCCAGGCCACCTTCGTCGATCACCACCAGCGTGGGCTTAAATTCCTCAATCGCTTCGATCACGTGCCCCACCACCGTCATGGTGTCGTCGCCTCTGTGCCGC